AGCCTCTTCTTGAGCACGTTCTTGATTGACTCTCTCAACCTCTTCCCTACGCCTATTATCTTCTCCCAATTTCCGAGCCTTTTCAACACGATTTTCTTCTCTTTGATTTTCCCAGCCTTTGTAATCAGGGTTATACTGTTGATTACCTTCCGCATATTCGGCATCTCCTATCGCATTTCTAATTCTATTTTCATTTCTTACATTCTTTAAATTATTAATACCTTCTCGTGAGTCTAATATTAAACCAGTTATCCCCCCTATTTTAAAAGCCTCATTTGAATCTTTTTCTACATCTTTCCAATTAATGTCTTTCCCTAATATGTATTTATTTGCTAAAGCATCTAAATAAGTTCCTGCTTTTTCTTCTAAACCTTCTCCAGCACCTTTGTAAGCAGTTTTTAATAGTGCATTTATATATCCATTTGTGTTTTTGTTAATTAATGGATCTACAAATTGGTCTAAACCACCTTTTCCGCCTAATCCTGGTACTCCACCAGTTAGCATTTCTGATGCTTGTTCATTAAAAGCGTTTGCTAAACCCATTTGTCTTGCTTTATTAATATCATAACCTTCGTTTAAAGCCTCTTCTAATCCACTTCCATAACTTCCAGCACCTAGCATAAGATTTGAAGGCATTTGGTTTTTATAAGTGGTTGCTGCATTTTTTGCAGCCGTTTTCAAAAATTCTTTTCCTTTTAATCCATCCAAACTTTGAGTTGCAGAGGAACCACCAAAAGCATTTCCTAACATTATAGCAGGAACCATCCCTCCAACAGCCTGTGAAACTTTACCAGCCGTATTATCGCTTTTAACTAAAGAACCTTTTTCCCAATCTTCTAAAGTATCGGTATATCCAACTTTATCTTGAAATTCTTTTGTTAAGTTTCTTTTTATGTCTCTTTGCTGCATTTCTTTTAAATCTTTTAAGTTTTCATCTGCTGTCTTTTTACCTTTTGTTACTAAATCAATAACATAATTTGAATATCTTTCATAAGGATTTACAACTAAATCACTAATAGTATCTGCTGCACCTTCTATACTTTTTAATGCACCAGTACCCATATTTGTTGCTACATTTCCTAAAGTTTTTAAAATACTTGTTTTTTCTTTTTCAGGTTGAACTGTAGATGATGTTTGTGGAATAGGTTGTGTATTCATAGTTACAGTTGGTTGAACAGTTCTTGGTTGTTGTGCTACTACAGCCATAGCAGGTGCTACGTTAGATTTTACTGTAGGTGCTACATAATTGTTTTGAGTAACATTCCCTAAATCTCCTAAGATGTCATTTATTTCATCTTGTTTGTATTTTCTACCCATTTTATCACCTCTATACGCCGTATGATTTTCTTATCTTTGCTACGTCATCTGGAGTTATTGAGCCTTCGCTTAATCCTCTCTCTAAAGCACTTTTTAATTGATTTAATGAGGTTAATCCTGCTGCGTTTTGTGAATACCATCTAGCAGCATTACCTGAACTAAATCTTGATGGAGATGATACAGAATTAATTCGAACATCTCCATCATTACTATCTGTAAATATTACATCATCATTTGTTCCACCACCACGAGTAGAACCGCCACCACCACTACCACTATTAAAACGAGAGTATAGTTGTTCTCTTTGTAACGCCATATTCTCGTTGAATTGTCTAATTTGTTCTTGGAATTGTCTTTCTTGTAATTCTGCTTGTCTTGCTTTTTCTCTTTCATTTAATAAGTTCTTAATATAGTCTGCTTCAATTTGAGCGTTTGCCCCTGCTAAACCAGTATTATAAGCATCATTTGCTAAAGTAGTTCTTCTATTAATATCCGCTAAAGCACCAGCTTCACCTGCATTTAAGTAGTTTAAATTAGTGTTTAGATTATTTGCGTTTTGCATACGAGCCTGAGCACTTAACCCACTATTTGCTCTTCCTGTTGATGCTAAATACTCTTGAAAGTTCTTAGCACTTAATTTGTTTTGAGCGTTTGCCGTAGATCTTTGTTGATTATAAGTAGAAGCATTTTGATTTCTTTCTGCTTGTAAATCACTTAATGCTTGATTTCTTGTGTTTTGTAGATTAGCAACGGCAGCATCTCTTTGAGCCGTTTTTAATCTGTTTAAATCTTCTTCATAACTTGCCATTATATACCTTCCTTCCAACTATTATTTACTCTTACATAAGGTTTTGCCTCTTTCCATTGACCGTTTACTCTTACATAAGGAATAGCGTTTTTCCAAGTGTTATTTACTCTTACTCTTACATAACTACTTCCCTTAGTCATTGTATAGTCTCCCCAAGACCAATGGACTTCTTGACCGTTTTGTACGGCAACTACAACCTCTCTTATTGCCATACTTTCTCCTGTCATTAGACTTCGTAAAGTATCTCTTTCGGCATCTGTTAGTTCTAATGTATATGTTTGTGTGTTTTTACTATCTAAATCCCTTTGAGCATAAGGTAATCCTCCGTGTTCTAGTCTTACTCTTATGTAATAATTTCCATACGCCTTTATATTAAATACTGGGTTTTCATTATCTTTAAAATCAGTTCCACTTATCAAAGTAGGTACTCTTTCAACATCTGGTAAGACAGCATCTCCACCACAAGAACCACTCTTATAAGTAGTATCAATAGAACCATCTACATATATTGATGCTTTTCCTTGATCATCTATGTAAACTACTTGGTCTTTTGTTACTAATGTATAACTTCCAGTACTAAAATAAGTTCCTATTCCATTTGTAGCATCTGATACTCTTGCACTTCCACTACTCCAAGAAATATAAGTTCCAGTTACATTTAAAACTCCATAAAGTCGTATAGTGTGATAACCTTGCTCTAAATTTGTAGATAAAAGGTCATATCCAATTTGATAGTTTGCATAAGTATCGAAATATGATGTCGCTATTACATTCATTTAATCACCTACTTATACAATAAAAATATAGCCCCATTATCTGCGGATGATGGTAATGTAGTACCATAAGTTATCTTTAAATTACTTCTTGAAGTTGACCAACTATCAAATGTGTTATTGCATTTTCTTGAATTGGTTAATCTTGAGTCATTTGCTAATACAAAATCATTAGGATCTGGAATTGTTGCAATAGCAGTATCTAACTCAGTTGTTAGTGTTTCGTTTAAATATGTCTTAATATCGGCTCCAGCTTTATCAAATTTTTCCTTTAATTGTGATGAAGTTAATCCATCAATTTCATTAGGTCTATCTGATAAAGATTGAATGTTATTTACACTCGCCGTTAGTTTTGTTAATGCCATATTATCCTAAACCTCCATTCTTTTCTCTTTCTCTTATCTCATCTTGAGATTCTTGTTCTCTTTTTGCAAAGAAAAAAGTAAATACCATTGTTACATATACTAAGAAGTCTTTTGAATCAACTTTGTTTACTACAAACCCATAAATAAGGGTTGCCGTTAATGCTAGTGTGATAATCGTTCTTACACTTATTAATTTTTGTAATTCTTTCATATATCCTCCTACTTACTTTCTCCAAAACTTTCAACTTTTAACGCAAGTTGAAGTATTGTACAATCGGTTTTATCGTTATTATCAATCGTTATCTTTAAATTCGTGAATTTTTTCGCCTTTAGTTTTAATCTAAATGGTTGAGTATTCCTTGAAATGTTGAATGAAAAATTAGCAAAATCTACATTATCCATTAATAACAATTTATACTCAATATGTTTCTTGACTTTTGATTCGTTTCTATTCGTTACATATCCTATATCCGCACTTGAATAAGTCTGTGGTTGCATTAAAACCCATAGTCTATTCATAGTCTTTCTTAAATATGCCGTATCAAAGTCTTCAAAATTCATTTCCCAATGGGCATTAATCGTTAATCCATCAAAATCGGCATATTCTTCTCCCCACTGCATTATCTTTCCTAAATCAGTACCAGAATATAACCTATTCCCTAAATCAGCTAAATAGTTCATTGTATGAGCCGTTTTGATTCTTGAGAATGATTTATTGAAATAGTTATATATATACATTAATTCGTTATGATAAATAAACAGTTGATTCTCTGATTGATGGTCTAATGTCTTAAAATACTTCAAATCTCTCTCAATTAAGTCTAGTCTTATCTTTTGCGAGATGTCTTCCATATTACGCTCATCTCTTACATTTGAGGCTTTCCATTGGATAATGGCGTTTCTATCAATCGTTACTGGATAGTTATCAATCAACTGTCCTTGACCTGGTGCCACGTTTCCGTGTACCTCATTTAAAGGAAATGTCCCTACACTTGGAACTAATCTCGTAGTAGTAGATGAATCACTTAAAACCACTTCTAAACTCTCAGTAGCAATAGTCATATAATATGCTTCTGGTCTATTTGTTGTCGCAATTAAACGGTCATATTGTCTAGTTAAATCCGTTAAAGCAAAGTTAGAAGGTCCTACATCTACTTGTTGTGTAGCAGGAAAATATTCAACACTAGGTACTCCATCCTCTAGTCCACTAAAATAAGTCCTATTTTGACAATTAGAATTTCCATATAAGAATACTCTCGTGTCTAAATCTCCACCAAATACAGTTCCAAACTTCATTCCTTCGATTATTCCACGATCTCCATCATCATAAGTCCAGTAAATATCTACATTATCCATTCCTTGTGCTGGGGCTGTTGTGAATGTTACAGTTCCTAACTCTAAATCGACAGTATAATCAGTTGAAACAGTCATTACTGTTGTTCCTACTATTACTTTGTCAATAGAAGTTAAATTAGAACCAGTTATCGCTTTATTTTGTGCTAAATAATATACAGTAGAAGTTCCATCTCCATTAAACTTTTGATGTTTTTTAGCACTTAACATATTAATCTCATCATAGATAACTCCACCACCAGCAGGAGGCGTATTAATAAAAACAAGAGGTGTATATCCCTCCACCTCTTGCAATGTTGTTCCATCCCAGCTCATATACTTTCCACACAAAATATATACTTTTTTATCAAAAGTAAAAAAAGACACATTATTATCAGGAATACTTCCTATTAATGTCGGCGTGTCTGGTGTAGTACTGGATTCTAATTGAATTCTTGTAAAATAATATAGTTTGCCATCACTAGCAACTAATAAGTATTCTACCCCTCCTAAATTTGTAGTGTACATTCCTTTTATAGGATGCCCAAAATCGTGGATTGTTTTATATCCATACATTTTTCTTAGTTTATAATCATTGGTTATATAGAAATTATCCATATTTCCTGATTCCCCTAGTTGTATTTGTGTATCTCCAGTATTGGAAATGTTTAAACCTAAGAATTTATTTATTACTAATGGTTTAGTATCTTTTTGTACTGTTAATCTAGCCATTTAATCGACCTCCTAATAATTTAGAGTAGCATCATATACATCTTCTCTAGTTTCTGGTTTTCTAGGCGAAGGTTTTAAGAACATCCCTTTCATCTCTTCGTATCGTTGCTCAAAGAAATTTGCTAAAGTCTTATCCTCGTGTAACATTAAGTGTGCTGCTAATCCGTTAGTTAGTAAATTAGAAGACTTTATATCATCAATTTGGAATGTTTGTGATAAATCTTCTATTGGAACAGGATATATCCACTCATCTTCTTTTCTATAACGATTCTCAATTCCTACAATCTCGTTTTGTAGCATTGTTAAAATGTGTGGTGTTTTTGCTCTATACTCTGATGTCGATTCTGCATCCAATTCTCCTGATGATAGCATTTCATCTATCATAGCCATTGTTAGTTTAAAAATATCTTCTCCTGTCATTTTTTTACCTCCTCAGAAAAAGAGTTCTTTTGAACTCCTTTTATCAAGAGATAAACTCTTGATACTACTATCCTGAATAACTTGTGAAATGTGCGTAAATTGCGTCTTTCTTTCCTTCAAGAACGAATGTGTCGTAACGAACACGACCTTCTACTAAGTTACCATTGATTCCTGGTGGATCTCTATGAATCTTATAATCACTTAGTTTCTTAGGGTTAATTGTAGAAACTGGATGAGTGATAATGAATTCACAGTTTGTAGGCATATATGATGCTGGTACTTTAATTACTGGTACTCCATCAATTTCTCCTACTAATCCTTTGTATGCTAATTTAGTAGCCATATCTCCAGTTTTAGTGAATGAACTGTCTTGTTTAATTGCTTTGTAGAATGAAGTGTTTACAAATGCAATTCTTCCTTCAGTTGGTACAAGTTTGTTATCTAATACTTCTTGTCCATCTAAGAATTTTTCATAAGCGTTTGCTTTTGAAATAGAACCAGTTCCATATTGGTCGTTATCGTGAGCTGCTTTACCAATTACTCCAAGTACTTGTTTGTCTTGTGCTGGTACAATTACTTGCTCAATTTCTCTTCTTAATGCTCTTCCTGCATCTTTTACATTTAATTGATCTTGGTTATTTCCTTTATCAATCGTGAATGTAAATGACTTATCAGTAGTTAATTGATAAGTATCTACTTCATCTTGTAATTCATCTGGTGTACCATAACGGCTTGTTCCAGTTCTTGAATAGTTATTTAGTGATACTGTTGGAATACGATAAATTTTAATTGTATTTACCCCATCAAAGTTATAATCGTTGTTTACTGCTGGTGCTGTAAATGATGCCTTTTTAAACGCCTCATCTACTTTCTTTTCATATTTTACGGCTAAATTTATTCCTGCCATTTAAAATCTTCCTTTCTTTTTTATGAGTCGAAACCTTCTAAGAAATAGTCTCGCTCGTGTTTTTCGTTTGTAGGACCTGTTTCTGTTAAACCTCCTACACTGGTTTTTGAATTTTTTTCATTTGTTTTATTAATGCTTATTTGTTTCTCCAATTCTTTTAGTTTCCATTTCATATATGATTCTTTCAAAGAAGAGTTCTCCGCTTCCTCAAATACTTCTTTTGGAATACTGTTTGGATCAACATCAGGAAATTCATTAAGAAAGTCTTGATACTCTTTATTTTTTTCTTTTTCTTTCTTGTCTGCTTCCCTCTCTGCCTTAATATCATTTAGTTCTTTTTGTATCTGTCTTCGTTGTTGCCTACTAGCAATAAGTTCTTTAGCAATAGATTCAGGTGTACCAGCGTTTATTAAGTCCTCTAGTTCATCCGCCTCTCTTTGCTTCTCTTGTTGCTTTTCGTAAGCCTCTACTTGATTCATATACTCATCTACGCTTATGCCTAAAGCATCCGCTTTTTCTTTCGCATATTTCTCAAGTCTTGAGTTTTGTAGATTTTCAAGTTCTTGTACTTTCTTATCGTAATTTAATCCTTTTTGGTAGTTGGATATTAAATCCTCGATAGATTCTACTTCGACTTCTTCTTTGTTATACTTAATCTTTCCTTTTAAAGCCTCTAACAAAGGTTTAAAATCTACTTCTTCCTTATCTGATTTATCTTCGGTCTCAGTTGGTTTTTGAGTCTCCTCCGTTTCATCATCTTCAGAAGTTTCTTCTTCGCTTTCTTCTGCGATAACTTCGTTATCTACATCTGCAAAGAAATCATCATCCATTGTTTCACTTGGTATAGTTTCTACAACTTCATCCATTTAAAATTCCTCCTCTGGGTATGGTAGCCCATAGTACTCTTATAAGTACTTTTATGTTGCCGTTTAAGTGCGACATTACAGCAACATAAAACTACCTATAAAAGGTAGTTCGTTTATGATTGGTTTCCACCAATTTCTTGTAATTGTGCCATTTTTTCAACGGCGTTTCTTCCTACATTGGTTTCTGGTTGCATTAAAGGTATTTGACCTTTCTCTCCCATTTGTAAGGTGCTTGATAACTCATCTTGCGTTGGTAGAGGGTTTTCCATATCCTCTACTGTGTTATATCCTTCTTCTCCTAATGCCCCCATCATCTCTAATACTGTCTTCTCCATTTGTTCTGGATTTAATTGAGTTAATGAGGCTCTTGTTACTGGATCTAATGTATCCATAAATTTACCCATTAGGTTATACAATGCTTGTTTATATAAGTCTTGTTGTTCAATAGAAGTTATCAACTCTTGTTTATTTGGAATAATTGAATCAGGAATTCTCTTTAAGTATTCTACAAATTCAATAAATCCATTATTTAGCAAGTTATCTAATGTTTGTACACTAGCGACTTCACTAAAGTATGAAGCATTTCCAATGTCTGTTTTAATGTTAATCCACATATCTTTTAATATGTCAAAGTTAAAATCCTCAACAGTTCTTTCATTATTTGGTCCAGTTACTACAACTGGTCTTATTCCATAATATGTTCCCATCATATCTACTACTATTCTTCCACAATCTTTTACAAATTCGTAGAAAGCTGCTTTGACATTCTCTAAAGGTACCGCAGCACTCTTTTGAATAGCAATAATAGCAGTAGCATTATTCATTGTTACATTTCCTAGTGAAGCATCTCCTACTCCTAGAGTTTCCTTAGTGTATTGCATAGCCCTTTCAATAGCATCTACTATTTGTGTACTCATTGGGGCAGGTTCTAAATATCCCGCAATATTACGGATAGAATCTCCTTGTAAGTTCGTTACTGGTATTTGAGCACCAATCTCATTAGTCCATCCTTCAATACGGTCGGCATCATATACTCCAGTAGGAAAAGCGGTTAGCATTAAATGGTAAATAACCATAGCAAACATCTTATTGATTGCTATTTGGTTAGGTATAATTCCAGTAGTTTCGGCACGACCGTGATATGTACCCTTAACCTCTTCCCAGTTGTTAAAAGCAATAGGATAGTAATTTAGTCCAGTATCTCTCTTTTCGTAGATATATGTGCCTTTTACTGACTTATTTACATATATTTTTCCATCTTCTTTATAATATTTGATAATATATAATGCTTTTTCATATCCTTTAGCATCATTTTCAATTTTTCCATTATCTCCTACTTGATAAGAAGTCTCTGAGTCCGCTTTTACTAAATCAGGATTCATTTTGTTCGCTTTTGCTTCCTTTTTTAAGTTAGAAACAAGGTCTCTTCCTACTAAAATAATATATGGTTGTTTCTCAACATAACGAGTATTAGGATTTCCAAACATTACATTAGTAGAATCAATGATTTCACACTTGATTACTCCTCTTACTTCTGGTCTATATGCTTTAAATGGTTGTTCTTCCATATCAAAGTACCAATGTAAGCACCAATCTCCAGTATCAAATCCATCGCTTAGTAAAGTTCTACTTTTAGCATCAAAATTTACATTCTCTAATATGTTTTTTAACTCAGAATTCGCTAAATCAGTATGTTTTACCTTGTTTTGCATTATCAAATCGTTAGTTTGAGGCCTATATTCCATAGGAGTTATAGTTACAGAAATAGCATCACTCTTTAATGAGGCTATTTTAAACTGTTTTACTCTCTTAATTATGTTAAATACAGGCTTAGGTAGTCCATCTGCTTGTACATTTCTCCATTGATCTCCACTTGCAAAGGCTGTGTTTGTGTCTATGACATCATAATAGTTTCTATCTGCACCATATAGGCTCTCGTTATACTTAACTCCAGCTTCATATAATTCCCAATCCTTTGTATCCATCTAATCACTTCCTTTTTAATGCTATTTCATAGTCATAATTCATTAAATTTTCAAAGTTTTTTCGTAAAGATTCTTGTTTTTCTTTCTCTTCATCCGTTAATTCTACTTTTTTAGGTAGTTCTTCCGCATTTTTTGAGATTTTTAAACAATAAAACTCAAATAATATGATTAAAACCAACATAATTATTATAAAAATCGCCATATCTTAACCTCCATAATTCATATATGATTTAGTAGCAGTAGCACCCGCTATTCCTAATATTCCTAGTTTTCTTCTTTCTTTGCGTGATTGTTCGTATAAAAGTTCTTCTTCACTCATTATCTTAGTCGCTTTAGTTCTCTCAATACAAAACGCCCTCAAAGCATCGGGGGCGTGTGTTAATTCGTGTGGTTCTTTAGCAACATCATTTGGATTCTTTTCATCTCTTTGGATAACTGGTAAAGTCCTTAACAAGTGCCTACAAGTATCAAATATCCTTAGTTTCGAAGTTTTTATCTCTTCGCCAGTTTGTTCATCCTTTTTAGTTTCAATTTTTAAGTGTTCTTGTACGGAATACCATCCTAATACACGATTATTCGAAGACTTAGTTAGAATGACTCCATTTTCTCTAAATATGTCATAAGCACTCTTTCCAGTATCATTTCGCCTATTCCATAAATCTGGTGGGGCGTAGGTTATTTTGATTTTGTCATCTCCAGTAACCTCTAAAATACGCCTAGCAGCATCGGAAATTATTAAATCAGGCTCATATAGTTCTTTATAACAGAACTCGTTCCCGTGATTATCTATCGCTATCCAGTAACACGCTAACATATCTAGTCCGTAGTCTATAGCCCTATATCTATCCCATTCTTCAGGTATCATAAATGGTTCTATTACATTTATAGAACGGTCGAAGTCTTTGAAGTATTGACCATCAAATATATCCCAATTTCCTTCTTTTAAAGCCTTACGCTCTTTTTCTGGTAAAGCATCAAGTCGTTTAACATAATCAGGATCTTTCTCCATTAAGAATTTATTATCCGTTACAAATGAAGGTATAAAAAGTCTAGTTTGAGTTTCGCCAGTTTCTAAACGACACTCGTGTATCTCTCCATACTTCCCTATGTCTATAAACCGTTCCTTAACCCAAACGTGTCCTACTCCTCCAGGATTGGTGGAAGACTTAATGTGTTTAGGATACCCATTAGCACCACGACAACGTGAAATCATATAAACATACATATATTCAGTAAAATGAGTCAACTCATCAAAACGGATAACATCATATTCAGCTGATTGGTATTGGTAAACATCATTTTCATTATCAATGTATCCAAAATCAATAATAGAACCATTTTGGAAAGTCCAAGTATGTTTAGATGAGTTATATGAAGCAATCTGTCGAGGATATAGTTCCATAGAAGTTCTTATAATAGACCTCTCCAAATCTGGAAAGGTTCTACGGAATATAATTTGTTTCGACTTTTCATAAGTCAAAGCATATATTAAAGCATCTACTAATTGTCCGTAGGATTTGCCTCCTCCAGCAGCACCTTTCAACCGCCAAATAGAGTTTCAAAAGCCTCACTATGTATAAACAAGTCCTGTTTCTCAGTAATTCTTAAATCTAAATCCATTTGGCATCATCACCTCCCCCAAAATAAAAGAAGTGATAACCTTTTGCTTTCCTTCTTTGTTCCATATTTCCCCGTTTCTGGTTATAAAATATGGATATATCAATTCTTTCATAAAATCTCCTACACAGTATGATTTTTATATAATAAAAAGGTTTCCCTTTAATAATCACTTAAGAAGGCTCATCACCTTCTTCTAGGGGGTTAATTAGTGCCCTACTCAATGTGTCTTTTATGGACACCATAGAATAGATATTAGAAGCCACGTTCTCCTAGTGTGCCTTTTAGTTGACTTAACAACCTGCTGTCAGCCTTATTAGTCTTTCTTAACGAAAGTGAACATCTGCCGTTTTGTTTTATATCTACTCTATGCCACCCATAAGGGTAACACTATCTTTTTAAATATTTCTCTTTGATTAAGAGTCTCCCTTTAGCGTTTATTTCCTTGCTATACTCACACTCAAATCCCATTAGTAAGTATTCCATCATCTGTCTCTGTTTTAAAGTAGGCTCTCTCATCTGTTCATTTATACTTTTGAATAACTTATTGATTATTTTATAAGTCATCTCATCTTTATATTCGATTATATGTAAATATTCGTGTGAGGTAGGTATTAGTAATGCTATGTTATCCCATTCTAACTTTCCTCCATCTTCTCTTTTTACGATATGATGAGCAGTTACTTCTTTATTGATTCGATAGTTCATCCAATCTCTATCTTTTCCATATACCTGTAACATTCGGAAAGTTATCTGCCTCACTATACCACCTCAAATATGTTTCTAAATTTATTTAATAGTTCCTCCGCTCTTTCTTCACTCACACACACAACCTCATTCTCTTTTATGAATCTTTTCTCTACTACATCCTCAAATCCAAGCCAATAAGTACATCTTAATTTGACTTTGCGTTCTTTATCCGCTTTATAATGACTCTTAGAAGGTATTAGAATGTCTTTATATCCATCTTCGATAGGTTTAAAAGTGAATTTTAAGCGTTTAGTCATTCGTTTCGCAACTTTAGATACGTTAGACTCATCCACAAATAACGCATTTTTCCCATCTTTGATGCCATATTCATCAAAATATTTAAGATGTTTCGCAACAATCGGAACGCCTCTATATAACGCCTCTTTAATCGTATAAGAGTCTCCTTCACACTCAGAAGGTAACACAACCCAATCCGCCATATCTAAAAATGGACTAACATTTAATCTCGACTTTATCCAGATGACATTCTTATTTTGGAATATAGGATCTTCTATATATTCAGGAGTCGTTAATACAAACCATATAAAAGGTATCCCTTGATTATCGAGCTCATTCGCTATTTGAAGCATCAACGCCCCACCCTTTTGTTTCGTTAAACGAGTAGGACTAACGATTATTAGTGTATTATCTTCCTCTATCTCATAAGGGTTTCTACATAAACGCACATTCTTAGATGAAGTCATTAGAGGCCATTTACTAATAATCTCATTAGTAATCGCTAAGTACTCCTTTATACGAGGATCTTGTGGTAAAGGCCCCATAGCCTTATGAGTATAATCGGCGTGTACTCCTTGATATATCCCTCGAGGATCTCCCTCTTTTAAGTTCTCACGCCATATCGTAGGAGTTATATAGTCTATTATCGAAGTGTCGTAGTTGATAATCGCAACATCACACTCTATTAAGTCTCCATTAAACATATATACCTTGCAGTATTTCTTTAATCGTTGTTTTTGGATAGGATCACACGTTCTACATACAACAGCTATATCTAAATCTCGATATTTCTTAACGAGTTCATATACATAGGTCTCAACCCCTCCTATTGGAGAGATGTCT